TTGTATATCTTCGCAAATCTCTGTGCGCTCCTTGTTGATAGCCTCGGCTATGTCATTCAAGTATTCGCTTTCATCATCTGTGAGGTTGAATTTCTTAACCATTGCCTTTATGTCCTTTGCGTATATTGCTTTCATAATCGTTTTGTTTTTACTTGTCATTATCTGTGTTTCATAAACACATTGCAAAGATAGTGTGTTTTATTAAATACACCAAATGTTTTGCAAGAAATTTTGTAGAAAAATTTACTAAGTGAACAAAAAGACCACAAATAAGCCAAATTTACCAAGTGAAATTTATCTGTGTTACTTGAACACATTATTAAATAAATTGCTTACCTTTGCAAAAGTAGAACGTAAACAACTCCAACTAAGGGGTACAAATCCATAAAATTATGAACAAAGAACTTTTTGCAAAGGTCAAAGACAAGTGCAAAGACATGGGACTATCGGAGAAGTGTCTGACAGCGATAACCGAGGCTATGGGTGGCAGCGTGGCGGATGATTCGACCGATACGGACGCTATCGAAAGCACCGCAAACCTAATAGTGTCGGTGGCAACAGCAAGCCAAAGCGAGGCTACAAGGTGGGTGAACAAGGCAAAGGGAACACCGAAACAAAAGACCACCAAAAAGGACGGTGAAGAGGGTAACGCTGATGATGACGACCCGAACAACACCGACCCGGACAAAGGCGGTAAAGGTGGCGGTAATGACAATCCAACAGAAAGCGAGGCTATCAAGAAACTGCAAGAACAGATTGATGCGTTGAAAGCGGAAAAGAGCAAAGGCGAAAGAACCGCCACTATCAATGCCGCTTTTGAAAAGCACAACATCCCCGCATTTCTTCGTGAAAGGCTTGCAAAGTCCATTTCCGATGATGAAGATGTGGAGGCTGCTGTGTCGGCTCTCAAACAGGATTGTATAACCAACGGTCTTATGTCAGACAGTGCAGAGGGTGCAAAGGCAGCAAGCGAAAAGCAAGTTGATGAAGCCGCTGACGCATTGCTGGAGTCTATAACCGCAAAATAACAACAAAAGATGAAACGCAAGACAGCTTCATTTACGGGTATGCGCCCTATCTTTACAGGTAGCCCGTCTATCGTACAGGGTGGCTTCAATCTTGATGTGGACGGTCAGAAGTTCCGTGTGGGTGATGTGATACCCGCTGGAACTCTCGCCATTTTCAACGAAACCACAAGAAAGGTGCAAGTAATCAAGACTGCAAAAGTCGTTGAGATTGACAACGAGAACAACAAGAAAGTAACGCTCTACATTGATGAGTTCTACGCTCCTTGTTTCGCTGTCGGTGATAGTGTGTTAAAGGCTGGTGCTGTTACAGGCGCGTTTGCTTCCGCTCCTACTATTACTGCTATTGACAACGGCAATTGCCTTAACAACACGGGTAGCGTGTATGTCGTTACGCTTAGTGCCGCTATTAGCGGTCTGAAATCGGGTGATGTGCTTACAGAGGTGGTTAAGGACGGTTCTAACAATGCCGCAGAACGTGGCAAGGCTAACTCTGTATTATTCAAAGAATACGAAGTTGGCGAGTTTGAAACAGGCATTGACGTGTCGGCAGACACAATGCAATACGCATTGTATGAAAGGCGTGTGCCTCCCATTCCGACCTCACAGAAAGACAGCACGGGAATGTTCCTGTCTGCCAATCCTCACGTTAAACTCACGCAGTCGTACTAATCGTTTATTCACTAAAAAGGTAAAATTACAATGAAATCCATTTTTACAACATTCACTGGCTTGCACAAGAACGGTGCGCCATTGGATTTATTGGCAACATGGAGAAAGACCTTTGACAAAGCCTCTGAAAAGGAAGTATCGCTTTTTCAGAAAATGTACTCCGATGGTTGGTTTACCTACAACACGCCTCAGATGTCATTGACAGCCGAGGCTATCGTGGGCAAGTACAACATTCGTTTCATGGCTACTCTGTTGGCTGACGAATCCCCCTCACCATTGCGCAGAACTGACGGCTTTGATGTATGGACTAAGGAAATTCCCCGTGTCGGTCACAAGTTCGTTATGTTTGCCCGTGACTATCGCAAGTTACAGGAAGTGTACGAGAACCCTCGCCTCAAGGAGGCTGACAAGGTAAAGCAGATTGAAAAAACCCTTACACACGACATTCAAGACGCATACCTTGGTTGCAAGGATGTAATGGACTTTATCTGCCTTATGGCTTTCTCCAATTGGGGTGTGGCGCAGTTCAAGCCAGAAATCAACAACCCTGGTGGTCGTGCCTATGAGGTAGATTACAGCATGGAAGAGCAGAACAAGTTGGTGAGCGTATGCAACTGGACTACTGCAAACACCAAGGCTGGCAAGCTCATTCCTATTCTGTGGCTTTCTGCCCTTTGCTCTGATTTGCGTGACCGTGGCATTGAGCCGGGCGAGGTTCTTATGTCGCAGGAGCTTTACACTTGGTTGCGCATGGATGCAACCACACGTTTGCTTGCTCATGGCACGGACAAACAGGCACAGGTCGTAACTTCGTCTGAACTTTCCGCATTGCTCACTGAAAACGAGATACCGCCTATCACGGTTATAAAGCGCAAGATGGGTGTGGATAAGGACGGTAAGCGCAACACGATACAGCCGTGGAATCCTAACTTTATCGCTATCAAACCCGCTGGTGTCATTGGTGAGATACAGCCCGCCATTGAAGATAGTGAGCTTATCGAAGAGGACAACGTGGACTACATCAACGCTGGCAATGGTATTCGCATTTCCAAGTGGCGCACAGGTGCATCCACAGGACAGACCGCTGGCGAGTACACAGAGGGCGCAGCTCGCCTGTTACCGCTCATTACAGAGATGGGGCAGATTGTTTGCGCACAGGTGCGTGGTATCAAGGAAAAGGTTGTTAAAGCCGATGAAAACGGTGTAACGCCTTACTATACCACAAAGGCTGCTTACGAGGCTAACACAACCCTTGTTTCACTCTAACCTTTTCGTATATGGAACTGAAAGTTATCAAGCCATTTCACGGCAAGGTTGAAAACAAGGTTATGAACAAAGGCGATTTGGTACACTCTACTGATGTGGAGCGTATCAATGCCCTTGTTGGCGGTGGCTTTTGCGCCATTGTTTCCCTGTCTGATACACCTAACGAGAATGACAACAACGCTGATGATGATAATGCACACAAAGATGATGCAAATGTTGTCAAAGGTGTTGTAGATTATAACGGTAAGGTTTATCCGCTTGACACATTGAAAGAGGGTCTTACACTTATCGGTGTAAGCCTTGCATCCAACGCAAAAGAACGTGGTGTTGCAAAGGCTCTTGGCAATCTGACAGAGGAACAGGCACAGAAACTTGCCGAATACCTTAACGAGAATGACAACAACATAACAGAGTAACAGTATATGGAACTAACGAAATTCCAAGCACTGACCGCTGAAATTGAGCCTTATGTGCCAAGCAAGCTGTCTATGATGAAAGCCTTATCCGATGTTGGAGTGAGCGACACAGAAACGCCCTACGACCCTACAACGGATAAAAGGATTGTCGCACAAGCAGCCGTAAAGGTGTTATCCCAAATGGTGGTGCTTAGTAGCGATAGCCTCGGAAAATCCTCACAAGGCTACAACGTGGATATGTTGCGTAAGCGCATCAAGGCTATTTGCAGTGAGAACGGTTTGGACTTGGAAAATTTCGATGAAGTGCCAACCATTACTGACGGCTCTAATCTGTGGTAACTATGAGAATAAACGGAACTTTTGAATACAAGCCTATTGGGAACGTGCAGACAGACCCGACAACAGGCTTTGTTGTCAGTGCTGACGATACACCCTTTTTGAAAGGCTGTGAATGTCAGATTGACAAATCAATCCCCGCAAAGCAAGTCGTTGGCACGGACGGACAGACATACGCCTACAACTATGATGTGTTTATCCCTAAATACTTCAATGGTGAGTTGGCTATCGGTTGCACCGTGCGAGTAACAAGCGAAAGCGGAACGACTGACGAATTTTCCGTGTTGGGCATTGATGATATGAACCGCAAATATATTGAGGTATGGGGATAACTCCGATGTTTGGTGATGATGCAATAGGCGCACAAGTCCGAAAGTTCCAAGAACGATTGGAGCAAGCAGCCTTATTCCTGTTGAAAGACTTGGGGGAAGAACTCACCAAGTATGCCAAGGATAAGCATAATTACACAGACAGAACAGGCAACCTCACCAACTCAATAGGCTACGCAATAGTGCGAGGTAGTGATATAGTTTTCTTTGGTGGTGCTATCCAACAGGGAGAGGGCGCAGACAATGCGCTAAAGGTGGCTATGAAAATGGCTGAAAACCTTACAAACTCTTTCACACTTATCATTGTGGCTGGTATGAACTATGCCGCCTATGTCGAAGCGAGGGGTTACAATGTCATTCTGCCCGCAGAACTCAAAGCGAGAACAGACTTTCCAAAGGCGATGCAAATGCTCATGGATAAAGCGAAAAGAAAAGCAGATGAACTATTTGGCAATGTATTATGATAACGACAGAAGAAATTGCAATCAAGGTGCGCCAAATGCTGATTGACGGCATGGGGATAAACACCGACTATGCAGAAAATCCCGACTACCAAAGAAAGGACTACTCCAAGGAGGGCATTATTATAGTGCCAAGGTCTATTGATGGCGAGGGGTCTGTGCGTAATGGTAGTATCAATGTCAATATTCATGTGCCAGACATTCCGCAAGGCGTGGGATGTGGCAAGGCTCTTTTCCATACCAATTTTGCAAGGCTCATAGAATTGCGCAAAAAGGCAATGGAGATACTGCAAAACCATTATGAGCATGGTTGCGGCTACAATTGGGTGATTGGTCTTATCAATCCACCTATGCAAGAGCCAAACCACAATGAGCATTTTGTGTCGTTTTCCTTGGATATTGTTGTCAGAGAGAAGAAGTCGAACAATTAAATTTTATAAGTTATGCCAATACTTTCTACAATGGGGTTAAAGAAAATCTATATTGCCCCAGCAGGAACAACAGCAGGTGTCATGCCCGCAAACGGCAACACTTGGCTTGATTTGGGCGATGTGTACCAAGACACTTGTACGTTGAAAGACGATGATGTGGAAACCACGGAACACAAGTCTGAAACCTCAAACAAGGTGATTACCCTTATGGGCGATTACGTTACTACCGTTGAGCTTACGCTCATGGACCCGGATATGGACTTGATGGCACGTTATTTCGGTGGCACGGTGTCGGGTACAAAGCCAAAGCGTAAATGGTTGCGTCCACGCAAGCCTGTTTACAAGGAATGGGCAATATGGCTTCAGCCAGAGGAGGGTCTTTTTGTTGGTTGTCCCAACGCTTGCATCATTCCCTCTTTCGAGATTACCTATTCTTCAAAGGGTATCTGTCTTTGCCCGATGAAAATCAAGTTTCAAGACCAGCTCACGGTTGATGAGTCTATCACAGACCCGACCAAGACAAGCTAACACAACAGAACAACTTACCAATTCAAGCCTCCTTTCCCTAAAATGGTTAGGGGGCTTGTTTACTTTTACAAGCTATGGCAGACAATCAAGAACAGAAAGAACTTACAAAAGAACAGCGTTTAGAGATAGAAGAAAACGCATTGCAAGCCTTGCTACAAATGGGATGCAAGTTTTCCGTGCCATTGAAGATTTACCCAGTAAAACCCTCCAAGTGGTTCAATCTCCGAAAACGCCTGTTTCCGAAATGCACTAAGGTATGGCACGATAAGCGTATTCCTAAAGATTGGAATGTGTCTATTGTTGAAATTCCCGATGTGGAAGCAGAGCGCATGAAAGAAGTGTATATGCGCCAATTCAATGTAAAACCGCTATACCTTGGCACAATAGACCGTTTGCGCCAAATGTACATAGGCATTGAGTATGACGAAAAGACCATACAGGAACAGCCGATACAGGAAAGCAAACGACTATTCAAGTACACAAGGCAGATGGCAGAAATAGCAGCCGTTGCAGTAATCAATGATGCAAGTGTTACCGACAAGACCAACAAAGCGGTTAAGGAGCTATCAAAGTTCTTCTTGGAACACTTGACTGTTGCACGGTTGCAGAAACTCACAGCCATTATTAGCCAAATGATGAACCCAGCGGGTTTTACGACCTCTATTCGATTGATACGGGAAGTCGGAACGACAAAACCAAACCCCGAAGCGGAGCGGATAGAGTAACAGGATTAAACAGTCCTTGGGGTAATCGTGGCGAACTCATGCGCAGTTATGGGTGGACTTATGATTACTTGCTTTGGGGTATTTCGTGGCTCAATGTGCAACTGATGATAGCGGATGCACCACGCACAAAGGAATTGCCAACAGACGAAAACGGCAATGTCATTGATGAAAGTAAGATTGAACACCACGAATTGAAAACGAAAGAAGATATTAAGAACTATATCAAAGGAATGTTATAAATGGAGAATATAGGCGGTGGATTAGGCTTTAAGGCTACACTTGACATAGACGATTTCAACGTGTCGGCAGCGACAATGGAACGGCACATAAAGGACTTTTCCAACACGGCAGCACAAGAGGCAGCAGCCGTTGAGGATTCCTTTCAGCAGATGGCAGAAAAGGCGGGACAATACATTTCCTACTATCTGATAGGGCAAGGTATGAATAATCTTGTCAGTAGCATTGTGTCTGTCCGTGGTCAGTTCCAACAGTTAGAACTTGCCTTTGGTACGATGTTAGGCAGCACAGCCAAGGCTACTGACTTGATGCAACAGATGGTAGATACGGCTGCAAAAACGCCTTTCGACCTCATGGGAGTTGCCGAGGGTGCAAAGCAATTGTTAGCCTATGGTGTGAGTGCCGACAAGGTGAACGACACGCTTGTAAGGCTTGGTAACATTGCAAGTGGTCTTTCCATTCCGCTTAACGATATAGTCTATCTGTATGGTACGACAATGGTACAGGGACGCTTGTACGCACAGGATGTAAGGCAGTTTACGGGTCGTGGTATTCCACTTGTAAAAGAACTTGCAGAAAAGTACCACACAACAGCCGACAACATAAACGCTATGGTATCGGCTGGCAAAATAGGATTTCCAGATGTTGAGGAAGTCCTAAACAAAATGACAAATGCGGGCGGTCAATTCTATCAGCTCATGGAGAAACAAAGTTCTTCGCTGACAGGACAGATTGCAAACTTGGAGGATGCTTGGGACAGTGCGCTTAATAGTTTCGGTGAGCAAACCGAGGGTGCGCTTTCGGCTGGCATACAGGGCGCAACATACGTTGTTGAACACATGGATGATGTTGTGCGCATACTCAAATCAGTAGCCATTGCTTACGGTTCTGTGAAAGCCGCTACCGTGCTTGCAAGTGTAGCCACCAAGGGTTACACTGGAATAACCGTGCTTGACAATGCCGCAAAGACAGCACAGCTTGCCTTGATGAAAGCGCAATCGGCATTGAGCGGTGAGGTTATCAATCAGAAAAAGGCAATGGCAGCAGCAGAGCAAGCCAATTACGCAGCACTTGAAACCACACTGACAGCCGAGGAAAAGGCAGCAGTAACCAAGCAAATGCGTATAGCAGCCATTCAAAGCCTACTGACAGCACAACAGCAAGAATATCTCTCCAACCTCAATCTGACAGCCTCAAGCCAAGGTTACGAGGCAGCAGCCGTTGGTGTTATGACAGCAGAGCAACGCTTGGCTTTGTCAAAGCAAGACTACACAGCCAAGAGCGCAGCGTATAGAGCCGCCATAATGCAAGAGGCACAAGCCAAAGCAGCCAACCAAGCGCAAACGGTTGAGGCTATGCGTAGCGATGTAAGGGCAGCAGCACAGAGCGTAGAAGCAGCCAAAGCCAAGGCTATTGCAGCTACACAAGCAACCGAGGCAGCACGATATGAGGTATATTGGGCGCAACAGTCGGGCAATGCGACAACCATTGCAACCGCACAAAAGAAACTTGATGCAGCGGTGGATGCGCAATCAGCCACACGCAAGGCAGCACTTGCCGCACAGACAGATTTCTATACAAAGAAGAAACAACTTGAAACAGCAGCAACACTCCAAGCTCGCACGGCTTCTATTGCTGACACAGGCGCAAAGACAGCACAGACCGTAGCGACAAACATTCTTTCAGTGGCAACCACAAAGTTGTCGGCTGGACTAAAAGCATTGTGGGCAACAATGGCTGCAAATCCGCTTGGTGCAATACTTTCCATTGTAGGCTTGCTTATCAGTGCCTTTACGCTATTCGGCAAAAAGACCGAAGAAGAAAAGGACACGATGAATGAGTTTGAGGATAGCACCAAGAAGGTAACGGATAAGTTGGATTTGTACTTTGCCATTCTTTCACGCTCCAATAAAGACAGCAAGACACACAAGGAAATGGTGGAGAAAATCAATGAAGTGTGCAAAGAGTATAATTCCACGTTGCTTGAAGAAAATGACACGTTGGAACAGCAACGCAAAAAATACTTGGAAGTCAAAGATGCAATCCAAGCCACGACCGCAGAAAAGATAAAGGCAAAGCGCACAGCAGAAGAAATGAATAAGTTGAACGAAAATAGTAACAAGAACTATGATTCGTTTGATACACGCTTGAACTATGCGGAATATAAAACCGACAAGTACCACACGGTAGATGATGGTATGGGTGGAGAGGTTAAGGTGTATGTAACCAAAGCAGCCGAAAACATACAAAACATGGCACCCGAAATAAGGGAAGCTGTGCGTAGTTTGGTGGAGGCTGGTGCAAAAGAATTGGCTACCCTGTCGGGCGATGATTTCACAAGGAAGTATAACGAGATTGTGAATAATGTTGTTGCTGGCACAAAGGCTGGCACACACGCAACCGACAAAGAAATGGAAGCCTTTGCATCCCAACTGAAAGAATACCTCGACAATGAGGTTAGGGATGTGCGCACGTTCAATTCTGCAATTGACTTGGTAAATCAGAACTTGGATAATTTCCTTGCTCCAAAGGACACTACCAATGTGGATATTACAAAAATGAGCCTTGAAGAATTACATGAACTCGCCAATAATCTTAACGGCAAAGAGGTAACGATTGATTGCAAGACCTATGGCTTTGAGGATGCACTTTCCCTCTTACGAGAGGTGAACAAAGAGATAAACAAGCAACAGAACGACTTGAATACAGAAAGTGGTATCGGTGCGGAAATTCAGAACCTCAAAAAACTTAGGAGTGAGGCGCAACTTGGTAGTAAGGCATGGAACGATTACAACAATCAGATAACACGCTTACAGACACGCTTGGATAATGCTACTGGCAAGAACCGCAAGGGAAGTGGTGGCAGTCGTAGCCGTAGTGGTGCAAATGATGCACAACGCAATGCGGATAACCTCAAACAAAAGCAACTTGAGGCTGACAGACGGCTTGAAGAGGCGAGAATTGCAGTCATGGAAGAGGGATATGAGAAACGCAAGGCACAACTTGACTTGCAGCACAAGCAATCCCTCCAACAGATAGATAAAGAAGAAAAGGAACTTGCCGATGCACGAAAGAAAGCGGGCAAGGGTGGTCTTACTTCTGACGAAAAGGCGAATTTCCAAGAAAGGCGCAATATCGAAAACACAAGTTACACCCAATCGCAAAACAAGTTGTTTGAGGGTGAGCTTGACTATAAGAAAAAGCAATATCAGCTATATTTCCGTTGGGTGCAGAATATGGGCAAGGAAGTAGCCGACAAGCAATTTGAAAAGTTGCTTGCTGATGGTAATTCCTACAAACAATATGTTGAAAATGAAATATCCAAACTTGAAGAAAAGCGTAAGAACGGCACTCTAACCGAGGGTGAGGGCAATTACCTTATATCGCTTAACACACAGAAAGGCGAGTTGAACGGTGAAACCACAGCACTTGAAAAGTTCAAGCAGCAAGTTAGTGATTCTATCGGTCAGTGCCAAACTCTTGCCGAAAAGATTGAAGCCGTAGCCAAAGCCAAAGAAAAGTTGGAGAATGGCGAAAGCGGAATTGTCAGCACTGATGAACGGGCAGAGGCAAGCCTTAGCCTGTCGCAACAGGACGCAGAATTGCAAAAGGAACTGCAAAAGACCGTGCTTGATGATTACCGCACCTTTGAGGAACAAAGGCAGTCTATCACCACACAGTACGCTTTACTTCGCACCCAAGCCGAGAAAATGGGCGATGCAGAGCGTCTGGCACAAATCAACAAAGCAGAACAAGAGGCATTGTCGGCTCTCAATATGTCATTCTTACAACAGTCTGAAAGTTGGAAAAACCTCTTTACAGACATTGACACGCTTACTGTCGCTCAAATACAAAAGCTGATAAGTGACATACAGAAACAACTCAATGCTGGCAACCTCAAACTAAGCCCTGTTGATTACAAGGCTGTCATTGATAGTCTGAACCAAGCTAAGAACCGTATTCAAGAACTTAATCCGTTCAAGGCACTTGGCACGTTCTTCAATGATTATCTGGCGGCTAAGAAGAAACTAAGGAAAGCCGAGGCAGACCTTGCAAGCGGCAAGGGAACTCAAAAAAGTGTTGATGAAGCCAAGAAAGATGTCAAGTCGGCAGCACAAGGCATTACCAACTCCATTCAGAAAGTAACGAGCATAAGCACGGATTGCGCTTCGTCATTGCAATCAATGTTTGATGCGTTAGGTATGGATGGTGTGGCTGACGGCTTGGGTACTGCAATAGACCTCATGGGGCAGTTGGGCAATGCTGCTGCTTCTGTCGGCAAGTTTATGAGCGGTGACATCTTGGGCGGTATAACGGGCATGGTTTCCTCTATTACTTCTGTGGTTGGTATATTCGCTAAGTTGCACGATAAAAAGTACGAAAAGCGAATACAGAACTTACAGAAGCAGATAGACAACTTGCAAACAGCCTATTCACGTTTGGAGCGAGCTTTCAATAATACCTATTGGGTATTCAATGATGAGCAACGCCAAGGCTACGAAAAGAATATACAGGCTATCAAAGACCAAATCGCAGCATTGGAGAAACAACGTGAGGTAGCAAAGAAAGCGTGGGACTTCGCACAGTATGCCAAGCTGACTACACAGATAAAGCAGCTCAATGCCCAACTTAACAAAGCTAAGGAGGGCGGTGATATGCTTGCTTTGTGGCAATCGCAAAAGGAATCATTGCGAGAGCAACAGGAACTTATGCGCCAACAGATACAGGCAGAAAAGAGCAAGAAGAAAACCGATAACAACAAAATCAAAGAATGGGAAAATCAGATTGAGGAAATAAATCAGCAAATCGAGGATTTAGACCAACAGATGATGGAAACATTCGCTGGCACTGATGTAAAGAGTGCCATTGATGAGTTTGCGGATGCAATAGTGGATGCGTATTGCTCTGGTGAGGATGCGGCAAAGGCTTTGGGAGAAACGACAAAGAAAGTGCTTAAAAACGCTGTGGTTGAGGCTCTCAAACGAAATTTCCTTGCAAAGGGTATCAATGATGCGGTTGAGTATCTGGGCAAGGCGATGGAAGATGGAGTATTGACAGACGAGGAAAAGAAAGAGTTTGAACGCCAAGCCAACGCAGCGGGCGAGAAATTCAAGCAAGGCTTGGAAGCAGTGGGCGATTGGATAAAAGATGTTGATGATGTGGCAAGCGACCCACTGACGGGAGCCGTAACCTCAATGAGTGAGGAAACAGGCGGTGTGATTGCTGGTAGGCTCAATGCTTTCATCATTAACCAAGGTGAACAGACAAGCATAATGCGTGAACAGTTGTTGCAACAGTCGGAGATAGCGAGAAACACGGCTTTGTCGGCTGAACGACTGCAAAACATTGAAAGCACGCTTAAACGCATAGAAACAAAGGACAATTCATTACTATCACAAGGCATTTCGTAATATGGAACTGGTAGAACAACTTAGAAAGGATGGCACAGAGAAAGGTCTGTGCCGCCTTTGGCAGATGAAATTGAGGGGCAACTTAGACACGGAGGCATTGGTAAAGCTCTACATCAAGGGCATTGACTTTTGCATTTGTGAGGATTACCCCACGCTTGATTTTCTTAGGACGCATTTTAAGGGCAACAGCGAGCCTTACGGTGTCTATATTGATGAAGATATGCCCATACTCGCAAACAAGGCAGATTTGGTGCTTAATGGTGCTTGTAGGGGTATGTTGGAGTATGACGGATATAGTGTTTCACGCCTGTATGTGCGCCACACAAGCGAAATAGCCGTAAATGTGTCTGACCATGCCGTTTTGACAATAGATTTGTTCGACCAAACCAAAGTACACCTGTCGGTTGTCGGTGATGATGCAAGCGTTATCCTCAATGTGTATGGCAGCACTCCACAAATAGACTTCGTGGACGGTGAAAAGCCAAATTGTGTAATCGTGAACTATAACAATAAAACTACATACTGATATGGTAGATAAGAACTTGATACTTTACTTGCCATTTGACGACCCCGATGGCAATAAGGCTTACGACTATTCGGCAAGCCGTGCTGATGCGACACTTTCAGACGGGGCAACATTCACCAAGAACGCCAAGACAGGCAAGGCACTTGCTTTGAATGGCGGTGAGTGTCTGACCGCAAAAGCCATTCCTTTTAGCGGAAACTTCACGGTGTCTGCCTATGTAATGACAACACAAAGCCGTATCGGTTGGGTGGTAAATTTACTTGGTGTAGATAACTATCGTGAAAAGTGGATTGATGTTGCGCCTAACCAATGGTACTTTATCGCCTTTGTGCGTGACAGCGACACATTCAGAGTGTACATAGATTCGGCTTGTGTCTATACAGCCTCGCTTGGTGGTACACCACAGGGTTTGAGCCTTTGCACTGACGAACTGCTTACAACGACTGCAAACATTGACGAGTTGAAAGTGTACAATGTGGCAAAGACCGAAAAAGACCTGTTGGAAATACAGGCAGACAACGATGTGGAATACTACATTGACGGTGTGAATTTCAAGGACTATGGCGTGTATGTGTCTGGCTCTACTGGCTTGGTCGGTCGCCTTGCACAGAAAGACGCATTGCAAGTGGATTGGGACAACTACCACGGCATTGTGCGTGACAGAAACAGAAAACGCTATAAGGAGCGCACCATTACGCTTGATTGTTTCCTTGAGGCAAGCGGTCGCAGCGCATTTGTGGAATGGACTAACCGCTTTATGTCATTGTTCGATGGGGACGGCACACACCGTTTGACCGTGGAGTATGACGGAAAGGCAAAGCCATTGGTCTATGAGGTAGGCTTGTATGATGAAACCGACATGACAAAGACATGGGGGCAGTACAACAATGACCTTATGGTTGGCACGTTCAAAATGAAACTCATAGAAGATGAACCCGTAAAACGTGTGTTGCGCCACATATCGGCAAGCGACAATTCCAAGGCAACGATAAAGGTTACATCCACAAAGTTGCTCAACATCTATTGGGGTGACGGAACACACACATTCAATGTGAGTGGCAACGAAACAACCGTAGAACACACCTATGCACTTGCTGGCGAGTATGACATCATTGTTGCTGGCGTGATTGAAGATATTGAAAGTTTTGAAACAAACGATATTGTAGTATGGGAATTACTCAAATAACAAAGCGCAATGGCGAAACAATACAGCTCAACACAAACGAGCCGTTTTGTTTCGTCAAAGAGGCTACACTCACAAGTTCCTTAATGGGCGATGATTACATTTCGCTCAAAATCGTTTCCGCCAATTGGTTGTCATTCGCCAAAGGAGATAAGATAACCATTGGTGGCAAGGAATATAGTATCAGAGCCACAACAACCCGTGAGGTTGTTTCAGAGGGTTATTACAACTACGAGCCTGTATTCTATGGCGTGATGTACGACCTTATGAAAACTATCTACCGCAATTGCGACAAGTACGGCAAGAGCGACAAAAGCACATTTGACTTGACCTATACAATCAAGGAATTTGTGCAAGTCCTTATCTACAACATGGAAAGGGATTATCCGGGGTTGTGGAAGTTCGATGTGGATAACTGCCCCGACACGGAGGCTAAGACTATTCAGTTTTCGGGCGTGAACTGTTTGCAGGCATTGCAGACCCTTTGCAACAGCGAGCAGTTCAACTTGGAGTTTCAGATAACCCAAGACAAGGGTGTGCGCACTATCCATATAGGCAAGTTCGGCAAGCGTATCAATCCTCCAAGCGGTGCTGATTTCTTTGAATGGGGCAAGGGTAACGGATTGTACAACCTCAAAGAACAGAAGATAGACGATAAAGCCATTATAACCCGTCTGTGGGCAGAGGGTGGTACAACCAACATTCGGAGCAATTACAGGGAGTATTCGGAGCGACTGCAATTGCCGTACCCACAGCGAAAGAACCAGTACGAGCATACCCTTTCAGACGGAACGGTTGTAAAGGTGGGTTCTGAAACAATCGGCATTGCTGACGATGCAAAACGCTACATTGAGGATGCAGAACTTCGTGATAAGATAGGCAGTGAGGAAGATGTAAAGACCTACGATAACATCTACCCCACACGCACGGGAACCGTTACGGCTGTTGTGGCTGATGATATTTGCGCTTTCATTGATGATACAATGGACTTCGACCTTAACAAGAAAGACGATAAAGGCACGGTGTACCTTGTGGACGGAACGAGCGCAAAGATAACATTCACTTCTGGGCGGTTGGCTGGGCAACAGTTTGAGCTTGAGGCGAAAGGTGGCTACAACCACGAAACAAAGAAATTCCGCATTATCCCATTCACGGATAATAGAGGTTTGACCATTCCATCCACTGAAACACAGGACGCTTACAAAATTGAGGTCGGAAACACCTACAAGATAACCGACATATATCTGCCCGAAAGCTACGAGCAAAAGGCAGAAGAGGCGTTGTGGTATGCTGCAATGGAAGATTTCAAGACAGCGACACAGGCAAAGGCTCAATACACGCTGACATTGGATAGGCTCTACTTTCTCCAAGAACTAAGCCGTGATACCGATACAAGCGTGTTTGAGGTGGGCGATTATGTGCCTGTTAAGGACACACGTTTTGGCATTGAGAAACAAATGCGCATACAGAAAGTAACACGCAACCTTTTGTTGGAACAGGACTACCAAATCACTTTGGCAGACACAACAGCCGTGTCTATACAGGCGCAAACCGTGCTTACTGTCATTGAGCATGAAAACATCATAAACAACAACCGCCTCCGTGATTTGAATAAAGCAAGGCGAGGATGGAGAACCACAGAGGATTTGCGTAACATGGTCTATGACACGGACGGATATTTTGACACGGACAACATCAAGCCAAAATCCATTGACACAAATATGCTGACTGTTGGAGCAAAGAGCCAACAGTTTGTTTTGTCGGGATGTGTGTTGCAAGCCAACTTTGGGGGCAATCCGAATATGTTTGTCGCAACGGCTGGCATACTCTCGCACCTCACCATTGACAACGACAAGATTAGGAACTGGCAGATGAATGAAGCCTCGTTCAAACTGCAAAGCACAGGCGGTTACTATCTGTTTGCCAAGTGTTCAAAGAGCGGTGAAAACGGTGTGTGGTATCTTACCCAAGAGCAATTGAAGTTTGAGCCTACGAGCGACCCCAACAATTACTATTTCCAAGTTGGCATAGTATCAAGCCTGTATGCAGATGATAATTTCAGAGATTTTCAGACCACATACGGCTTTACTCGCATCAATGGCAACACTATCACAACTGGGCGCATCATTACGAGTGATGGCGAGTGCTACTTGGATTTGGACGGCAACAAGTTCCGCATTGGTGACAGCACAAGTTCTATTGATTGGAACGTGTCGGCAAAAAGCCGTCTGACATTGAAGAATGTTAGCGTGGCAAGTGGCAGCGGTGATGTTGTGCCGTTGGGCGTTTATCGTGGAGTGTGGAATAAGGATTACATCTACTACACGAGTGATGAAGTGGCTTATACAAGCAATGGCGCAACGTGTACCTATCGCTACATACACCCCACACCTACCAAGGGTAACTTGCCAACCAATTCAACCTATTGGGCGATTGTAGCAAAGGGTGCTGACGGTACGGATATAGAGTTTATCTATTTGCGAAATACAGGCAGTACACCAAGTAAACCAACATCCGTGAATACTGATGATTATGTGCCTACGGGTTGGACTGATGAACCAAGCGGTGTGTCGGCAGACTATCCTTTTGAATGGGTGTCTATAAGACACAAGACAAATAGCAAATGGGGGTCTTTCTCCGAGCCTACCTTGTGGAACAATTACGTTGTATGGAATCCCAATCTGCTTGAACAGACAGAGTTTGAAAGCATGGATAGGCTGGATAAATGGGATGTCGTTTCTCGCAATAATGGTGGTAGTGGCATAGATACAAGCATTACCCACATCAATACAAGCGGTGTGGACGGACATAATTGTTTCTATGATGCAAACACTAAGCGGAATGATGAAAGCGTGTATAAAGAAGTGTTGCGCCAAGTGTTGCAGTCCTCGACCACTAAGAAGTTAAAGCCTTCGACATGGTACACTCTTTCATTCTGGGCAAAGTGTGGAACTAAAACATTGACCGTGAACGAAACAAGCAGCGCATACGGCTTTGCACAGCGCACATTGTATCTAAGAAGTGGGCGCAAGTACACATTCTCATTCAATGGACGCATTGATGCGCAAGCTAAATCAGACGGAAAGGAATTAAGGTGCTTTATATGGCAAGACGGATGGAAATGGCAAAAGGAAATTTCTGTCAGCAATACCTATAACACGACAGCCTCCATTTCGTTTGACGATGTACCCGCTGATGGTGTATATCATTTTGCGGCATACTTGTATGACAGTACAGACCCACGCACAGGCAAAGCAACCCTTAATTGGGTGCGCATACTTGAAACAGGCGGTACAATATTCAGCACCTATGTATTCCCAAGTGCCATTGATACAACCAAGGTGTTTGTGGATGGTGTACAATACAACAATACTATTGGTGCGGATTGTGTTGTTGATTATCCGACATACACGGCATGGAAAAAACATACTATAACATTCAAGACAAAGGCAAGTTTTGCCGATACTGAATATGTGTTGTTCCGCTTGCAACCAATCATAATTGAGGGCAACTCGCAATATCTCTATATCTGTATGCCAAAGTTGGAACTTGGCAAGGTGGCAACTGCCTATGATGCAAATTCAAACGACAATCGCCCCGACTACCAAGAGTACAGGTTTGCCAAGAACGGCTCACGCAACAGTGCGCCAAGTTTGGTTAAGACGGATGCAGAGCCGAACGGATGGACTACCGTACAGCCGTCTGTTGGTACGCTTGAATACTTGTGGATGATTGTAGCCAAGAAGAGCGGTACAGGCGCATTGCTCACCAATTGGAGCGACCCTGTGCGCATTACACCTTATGACGGAAAGGATGGCGAGAATGGCAAAAGTCCTGCCTTGGTGTATCGTGGTGTATATGATAGCAGCAAGACCTATTACGGCAATCAGTACCGTGTGGATGCAGTCAAACACAATGGCATTTACTATGTCGCACGGATTGATGCGGGCAGTTTCTCAAATGTCCTACCGACAAGCACATCAAAGTGGAATCCATTCGGTGCGCAATTTGAAAGCATTGCTACAAATCTACTTTTGGCAGAGGGCGCAAATATCGGTGATTGGTTTATAAGCCAAGGCAAGATAGTATCAACGCTTGAAACAGGCAATAAAATAACGCTTGACGCAAAGGGTGGCGAGGTGTTACTTGAAACATCCGATAATGACTATGATAACATTATGTCGGAGTATGGC